CTAATTAGCTCGTACAACTGGCACATCTGCAAGCCGTGTCGTATAGCACGGCGACAGCATCTCCCGCTTCATCTGCCACGACTGCTGGATACCCTGCCCCGCAAAATACAGGGTTCCCCGGCCCTGCTGGTTCAGTTTGTCCATCAGTGACATCAGAGCCTCGCTGTTCGCGCGCGGCGCGTTCTCGTCAAACAGATTCAGCTGCGCCACGCCCTGGCTGAAAAAGTCACCCAGCATAACGCCCGCTTTCTGGTACCGGTGGCCGTCGCGCCAGACTGCATCAAGGCAGCCCGTCGCCGCGGCGATAATGTCGCGCGTGTCCTGTGTGGGCGTCAACAGTTTGGTCCCGGCGTGGTTGCCGTAATACGGCTCAGCAGAGAACGGCGACGTTTTCACGAACACCGAAATGTACCGGCAGAACTGATGCTCGCCGCGGAGCTTTTCCGCCGCGCGCGCTGCATAGCTGCAGATGGCCTGGCGCATCGCTTCATAGTCAGTGATACGCTCCCCAAATGACCGGCTGCAGACGATTTCCTGTTTCGCCGGGGCAAACTCCTCGATCTCCAGACAGGGCTCGCCGCGCAGCTCGCGCACGGTGCGTTCCAGTACGACATTGAAGTTTTTGCGGATAAAGCCGATGTCGGTATCACAGAGCTGCAAAGCGTTTTTAACGCCCATAGCTTCGAGCTTTCTGGCGATACGCCGACCGACGCCCCAGACTTCCTCCACCGGCATCAGCGCCATCAGCCGCCGCTGGCGCGCCTGGTTTGACAGGTCCACCACCCCGCCCGTCTGCGGCCACTCCTTCGCCGCGCGATTGGCGAGTTTCGCCAGTGTCTTTGTCTGGGCGATACCGACACCACAATGAATCCGGGTGTTACGCCGCACCGTCTCGCGTATCTCCCGGCCAAAATCAGCCAGGTCGCGACAGTTCCGCACACCCGTCAGGTCGCAGAACGCCTCATCGATGCTGTATACCTCGACGCGCGGGCACATTTCCTCAAGCGTGGTCATTACCCGCTGGCTCATATCACCGTAAAGTTCATAGTTGCTGGAAAAGGCAATGATCCGCTGAGGGAACTGCATCTCGCGCAGCTGGAACCAGGGCATGCCCATTTTTATGCCAAGCGCTTTTGCTTCGCGGCTGCGTGCTATCACACAGCCATCGTTATTCGAGAGCGCCACAATGGGCTGACCGGCCAGATCCGGACGGAATGCCGTCTCGCAACTCGTGTAGAACGAGTTCATATCAACCAGCGCGAACATTGCGGTGCAGGGTATTGATCACGCAAATGACAACGCCGACGATTTCGAGGTCGTCGGCGTCATAAACAGCTATAGGCGGGTAAGCCGGGTTCTCGGCGCGCAGCTGCGCCACCGGGTACGTCACCAGCCTTTTCACGGTGAACTCCCCGCCGATATTGGCGACGACGATATCGTTGTGCTTCGCGTGAAGGCTGAAGTCCACCAGCAGAAGGGAGCCATCGAGAATACCGGCGTCGCGCATCGAGTCTCCTGCGACCCGCAGAACATAGGTGGATGAGGGGTGTGCAATAAGGTGGGAAACGAGATCAATCCCGCTGTCGATATAATCAGCGGCAGGGCTCGGGAAACCAGCAGAAATCAGGTCTGCATAGAATGGAATGCTGACCGGTGTAACCGGCCAGACGAGGGGGTGTATTTTCATTGTGTACCTCCTGCATAACATACTGTGTATTTATACAGTAGTTTCAAGAGGTAACGAAATCAATACGCAACGGCAGCGGGATTTGTAAGTGCTTTGAGAAGAAAACAATTTTTTTCTTCACGAGGTTCTTGAGTTAACTCAATTTAACAAAATCCATATCCCAGTGAAGATAAGTTCGGCATTTACAGCCATAACCCGGCGCATTTTTCTTAAATCCCATTTTCCTCATTTATCACCGTTTGTTGACGCTGGTTCCAGAGGCTTGTTTCCGGCATATCCAGACGAACATCAATCCAGCTATTTGCAGGAACGTCAATTGCGGCTCCCTTCCTGGTCACTATTTCACCCTCTTCGGAAATAATATAGCGACGTTTATAAAGTCTGATAGTCAGGCCGCCGCTCTCGGTTTGTTCGGCCTCAACAATGCCCAGATCACCCGATCCCTGAGGGTCACGCGGAGGAAGTAACTGCCATCCAGACGTTGCCAGCCCCGCGGAGCCGGTTATGACATATACGCCAACATCCAGGCGTGAAATGCTGATACCATCTGCTTCAGTATTTGCCGTGCCGCAACCACACCATGAAAATCCATCCTCATTTACATCAGCGCGCTGGCAGTCATCCTGGCTTTTAACTATGCGTGCCACTGGCGATGCCGCTTTCAGCGTGCCATCACTCGCCTTAGTGGTGTTGCCAGTGGTATAGCACTGATTCCAGGCGCTCATTGTGCTGCCATTATATCCACGAACTGCGAGCCTTCCGTCTATAGTTGCCTGTAGCTGGCTGCTGGTTAAGTTCGTGCGGAACATGCACAGCAATGGCGAATAGGGATCGAAGTAATTTGTTGATCCGGCGCTGGCCCCGTTCCAGATTCCGTTTTTATTAATAAGATTGGCATTAGTCGGGCCAGTCATTCCTGTAGTACCGCCAATTCCAAATGCACCAACGGTTAAAATCGCACCGGCTGTAGCATCATCTATAGATGTCTGCACATTTGAGGTTGCCGCAGTGCCTAATCCAAGATTTTGTCTGGCTGTGGAGGCGCTTTTAGCGCCTGTACCGCCCTGTTCAATGCTCAGTGCCGTGGTAAGCCCTGACAGAGAAGTGATGTCGTTATTTGCGCCTTTGGCTGCCTTGCTATCCAGTCCGGAGGCTAAATAATTCCAGGCTGGCCCTGTATAAGTGCTACCGTCAGGTAGAGCGACCGTAATATTGCCTGTGCCTGAAAAAACCTGCTGCCAGTTTGTTTTGTCAAGGTTAAGCCCGCGTAATGCTTCAGCGGTCTGTGAGGCAAGCGCTGCGGTAATTAAGCTTTGAGCCTCTTGTGGAACGGCAAACCAGGCGACGCCACTCTGAGTTGGCCCCGTGTAATTACTGACAAGCGTCAGCTGAGTATTGCTTGTAATTGTTTTAACAGGCAGGGTGTAAGGAGTCCCACCAATTTTAACAACAATGAAGTCTCCCGCCTTCAGTTCCGTTGTGAATGACGTTCCTGTGCCTGAAACGGCAGCAGATTTATTTGTAAGCGTAAGAGTGCCTGCCGACATGGTATTCTCCTGAAAAAACCGCCATAGCGATGCTGCTTAATACATGCTTTCAAGCAGTAAGATATTTGTAGAGCTGACAATATCGAACATCACCGGATAGTCACTTGTCCAGAAAGTAGCGACGTAGCCACGGCCGATCCGCACCGCGTTTCCGCTTCTGACGATCCCGCAATATTTCGCGTAACACCAGCCGCCCTGAATATCAGACTTCGCGCCATAGCGACCCAGCATAATGAAACGGTTGCCAATGTCCGTTGACGTTTTCGATGCACGGAAATACGCATTGCTGTATAAAAAAGGGCGGCGCGTTGTAGAGAATGTGCACTGACCCGCTGCATTAAAAAAGTTAAGGCCGGGTCCCGCAACGGGTGCCGCACCCGCCGCAAATATCACGATGTCCATGGTGACTGTAGCGTTCACATTTGCGCCGTTACGCTCCAGTGTGGCGATGACTCTGTTGCCATCATATTCAACCGTCACACCATCGGCGCTCCATTTACCAAAAACCAGATAAGTTCCACGAGCAAACCCGGTGTCGGGCGGTGTCCACGAGCCGGTAAAAGTGACTCGTCCGCGCCATGCACACTGACCCACAATGCTGCCATTCGTGATAGTGGTAAAATCTGTACTGTCAGAAATAAATAACCCGGCACGACCGGACTGAGACGCTGGCATTATCTGCCACATCGTTCCGGGCCAGAGAATATCGTTATAGCCTTTTGCGCTGTACCACGACGAAATAGTCATGCTGCCACCATTCTGGGCGGCTCCGCTAAGGCAACCTACATCCGGAACGAGACTTGTTCCGGTTTGATAAATTCTGGCAGTTTCGTGCGGGGCATAGACCAGGGTGGCACCAGCCACATAACCCGGTGCGTTATATATGTTTCCTGATCCTCCTACTGTCCCGCACCAGGAGGGGCAACGAAGCCCGGCCGTGATTTCCATTACCGGACCGCCGTCATTTAAGTCAATCAGTAATCCACTGGGCATAATTACCAGCTCCCCAGAACAATACGGCCACCATTCGCCAGGTTTACGGTAACGCCAGCCCCGTCAATAACCACGTTGTTTCCGGGACCTGACATAGAGAAACGCCCTTCGGTTGCAATAATGGTTCCGCGCACTGTAACGGCATTGAACTCAGCATTACCCTCCTTACTGATATTCCAGCCAGTGCGACCTGCAACATAGTTATTCGACTGAATGAAATTGCCGATTTTGGCACTGGTAATGGTGCCATCCTGAATAAAGGCAGAGCTCATAAACACCTGCCCGCCCACCACGGCAAATGGTGAGAACTGGCTGGCGCCACTGCCGGTGGTCAGCACAAACTGATCGGCATTAAACGCAACACGCGTTACAACTGGCTGCCCGGCCTGCGCCAGCACCGCGATGCTCATACCTGCGCTGTAATAGTCGCCGTTAATCCGCACACCCGCCTTCAGCGTATGAATGGCCGTAGCCCCACTGGCATCCACCACGGCGGTGAGTTTGTCTTCCAGCGCGGCCGTGACACTGCCTATCTGCGCCTGGACCTGAGTGCTCATATCAGCCATCGCTTTATCAACGTCGGCGATAGTGGTTTTCACCATCAGAATATCGGCGCGCACTTCGCCATACTGCTTCCACTGATGATCGACCGTGGCGTTGTTCGCCAGTGCGTTCTGCATCACCGCCTCGATGTTAGTGTCGATTTGCTGCTGCAGCGCCTGACCGTCGGCACTGGTGAGAAAATCCCCGGTAATATCACCCAGGTAATCCTCCGCGTTGTCGTTCGCCATACCCCGCACCCAGCCAGTCCAGGCTGACTGGTTCCCGATGCGGTCCACCAGCCGCGCGCGGTACCAGAAGATCTGCCCGGCACGCAGACCAAGCTGTGTGTAACTGTGCGCCGGATACGGCACATCCGAGAGCAGCAGCGCGTCGCTACCGTCGGTCGCGGCGGCATACTGAATTTCGGTCATCAGCGTGTCGTCAGCACCGTCAGGGAAGTTCCAGTCGAGCTGGATGCCCCAGTTAATCGGCGTGGTGCGGAAGTTCAGCGGCACCGGCGGTTGCCCCACCTTGCCGGTCAGCGTCACTTCCACGCTGGTCTGCCAGACCGAGGCGACATCGCTGGCGTTCACGGCGCTGACGCGCGCCATGTACCGCCCGGCATAGATACCCTGCACCTCAAAGCCGAGCGAACTCGTGCGCGGCACGTTCACCCAGTCGCCGTTATCCTTACGCCACTGGCATTCATACGCCACGGCGCCGGGCGCAGCAGGCCAGGCGACACGCAGGGTTTCCACGCTGAGACCCTGCACCACGCGGCTGTAACTGCTGAGGGTCACGGAGGCAGGCGGCGCCTGCACGCCCGGCGGAATGGCTGATACCGGACGCTCATCGAGCCGCGCGCCGGAATCAATGGCGGCATATTTATCCGGGTTGTGCTGCACGGCGCTGATGGTCCAGGTGCCGTCGTTATTGTCTTCAACGGACGTGACGCGGTACTGCTGGATCGCGACATCCTGCGCATCCACCGACCAGACCGCCTCGCGCTCCGGCGTTTCGCTGAATACCGCAGATACCGTGACGTTGCGGCCACTGACCGCCTGAAGGGTACGGGCCTGTGATTTACCGGACGGCAGGTTGACGATAAGCCTGTCGCCTGCTTTTGCATCCGGCACCCGGTCGAGCGTCAGCGCGCGACCGTTCACCTGACTGATACGCCCGCCCATCACCCGCCCGGACAGATACTGATCCGCCACGCCGATGATATGGCCCGGCAACGGGATCATGCCTTCCAGCCCGGTGGCGAAACTCACCATCCGGTCTTTAGCATTTGTCAGCAGTGCCCAGCGGCCGCGGCGGTTGGCCTCGGTGCGTCGCGTGCAGCCGATGGCGGCGATTTGCGTCTGGCGCACGCCGTAGCGCCGCACCAGATCAGGCTCCATCACCGCTTCCACTTCATCGGTGTAATGGTTCTCCGGGTTTGACCAGCTCACCATCGCCGTTGAATAACGGTTCTTCTCGCTGCCGCTGGCGTAGGAGAATTTGCCGTCAATAACGTTGGCGCGGGTGTAGACATACGTCATATCGCGCGGCATATCCGCCAGCGCGGCCAGCTGATTACCAGCCCAGTAGGTCATGCCGCGGAAGATGCTCGCCAGGTCGCGCAGCACCGTAAACGCCTCGTTCTGGCTCTGGATATACACGTCGCAGAGAAAACGTGGCTCAGTACCGCTGCCGCCGGTACCGTCCGGCACGGGCTGATCGCAGTACTGCGCGATGCGGTAGAGTTCCCACTTGTCCACCTGCGTCGCATCCAGCCGGTCTCCGATCCCGAAACGGTCACTCAGCACCAGGTCGTAAAACACCCATGCCGGATTATTGCTCCAGGCCCATTTAAACGAGCCGTCCCAGGTGCCGGAATAGGTGCGCGCCACCGGATCGTATGTCGTGGGCACGCGGACTTGCCTCCCGCGGGCGCGTACGCTGATTTGCGGGATATTGCTGAACTGCTTCGCGTTGAACGACACAAACAGCAGCGCGGTGTTAGGGTAGCGCAGCTTTGCATCGATGATTTCCGAATACGCCTCGATGTTTGTCGTGTCGACGATGCGGCTGGAAGTGCTGTCCGCCGTCGTCCGGCTCACGCGAATCTGCCAGCCGGTCCGGGCGGGCGGGAGATCGATGCGGTGGCTGCGCTCATAAAGCGAAGTGGTTTTACCGTCGAACGCGCTGTTCAGCACCGTGGTATATCCGCCGCCGTCGGTGGACAGTTCAATTTTGTATTCGACGCGGTAGCCCACCACATCCCCGTTGTCCTTCATGCGCTGCAGTGAAGGCACACCGAGACGTACCCGGATCGCAGAGAGCTGCGTGTTGCTGATTGCACGCGTCCACGGCTGTGTGGCTTTAAGCTGAGTGTTAACGGTGATTTCATTTTCCACCGACGGTATGCCGGGAATGTAATCCTGCGTCTGGGTACCCGGACGAAATTCCCATTTCACATCGGGAAAATTAAGCGTGTCGTCGGCGCTGCGGATCGGGGTACCGTCGAGGAAAATATCTTTATCCGTCAGGCCGCCGGCAAACTCCCCCTCGCCCAGCGCCAGCAGTATTTTGGCCGTCGCGATCGACTGTAATGAATCAGGAGACTCCCGCGGTGTGCGTGAATTACCACCGCCACCCTTTTTACCGGTTATTTTTTCCATACTGCGCCCATAAAAAAAGCGCCCGCAGGCGCTGTTATCAGACCGGTTTTCACTGGTCGTTGGTGTAGATGCCGGCAGAGACAATCGCGCCGCCGATTTCGCGCTCGCCATACAGGAGCCCAACGGGGTTACCCATTGCAGTGGTATTCACGGGCCCACCGAACGCATAGCTCGGCGCGTTATCGGGGTCCTGACGCGATGCGAGCCCGCCGGGCTGGGGTGACAGCATCTGCACCACGCCGCCAATCATCATCGAACCGCCCATAAGGCCAATACTCATCGCCGTGCTGCCTGCGATGGCACCGATACCCACGGGGCCAAGAGCAAGCGCTCCCACCACCAGTACGGCACCAAGAATGGTCTGCAGCACACCGCCACGCTTGCTTCCGGCAATCACCGGCGCGATGCGGATATCCTCTTCGCCGCTGTTATGCTTCAGCTCGTCCTGGCCGATGTTCTTTTTCCCCCGAAACACGGCAAAGCGCAAGCCGCGCAGGTGCGCCGTCTGCATGTACTGCTCAAAACCCGGAATAATGACCGACAGCGCGCGACAGGCTTCTGCAGGGCTGGCAATCACCAGCCGGTGCTCGCGACCGAACCGCGCGCCAAGCGCGCCGTACAGCCGCACCGTTTTCAGTTCGTTCATGGCAGATCCTTGTGTCTGACTATTTTAATCGTGCGCTCGCGCAGATAGCCGCCGTAAGGTGTTGCGCAGGAGAGCTGGCCGTACAGATGATGCAGCAGCTGGTTACCTTCCAGCAGGATACCGGCATGATTCACCACCGGCGCGGATACCTGCATCAGCACCATGTCGCCGGGGCGCGGCTCTGTGACCTCTCGGAATCCCTCGGCATACCAGTTATCCATATAGAGATTTTCGCCCCGCTCCCACCACGGGTAATCCACGCTGTAGTTGCGAAGCGTCACACCCTGCCGGCGGTGCCAGTCCATCACCAGCGACCAGCAGTCGGCATAACCCAGCTCAAAGGCGCGCCCTTCCAGCGGCCGTTCGCCGCGGGGCGCAATGGTGCGCAGGTCACCTTCCGGCCACGACACGATTACCCAGGGGATGCCGTGAGCATCGCACTGCAGCTGGTCAAGCTCGCTCGGCTGGGTGGTGGCGCCATCGCCCGGGTGGGAATGCACAATGGCAGTAACGGTGCCCCAGTCTTCCGCGGCCGCGTAATCCTCCGGCGACAGCTCAAACTGTTCCTCCGGCGCGCCGGTAATGTTCCGGCACGGAAAATACCGCTCGACACGGCTTTTTTGTGCCACCACGCCGCAGCACTCGCGCGGGTATTCCGCCGCAGCATGCGCCAGAATGTCGGCAATGGTTTTATCGCGCATGGTTACCTCCGGATCAGGCTGGCACCCGGAAAGCCGCCGAAATCGAGACGGGCATCCGCGCCAAAGCGTTTTTTACAGTCGGTCAGCAGGCCCGAGCATTTATCCTGTGCCGGGTCGGTCACCGGGTTACCTTTCATATCAAACATGCGCGGGCCGTTGTAGGTACAGCCGTCACCGCTGCGGTATTTGTTGCGGCAGGCCCAGGTGCAGACCGCTGTGATTTGCCGCGTCGGGATCAGCAGTCCCTGCAGATCCATCGGGCTGGAGAGGCGAAACTCCACCATCTCGTTGTCCTCTGCCGCCTTGCTGTCAATGTAAAAAACCTGGCGGAAATACTGCCCCGGATCGGCGGACGGGTTGCCGTCAGGAAAGGTGCGGGCATCGAGATACTGGCCGAACGTATCCAGAACAGTAACCTTCGCCTGCACCATGTCATCAAAGCGCAGACAGAGCGCTGTCACCACGCCATCAAGGTTGGCGACTCGCAGCACCGGCTCCGCGCTCTGGCCGTCACTCGACGACGCAAGCCCGGTAATTTCAAATGGCCAGGCGCCGTACTCCTCGCCATCAAACCAGATGGATTTAGCGGCAAGCTTTAAGGTGTCGCCGCCGCTCGCCGCGATCTCTTCCGGCGTGTGGGGAATGGTGCAGGCGTGAAAGCGCAGCACGCCCGCGCCGAACGCCGAGCCGTCGACGGTCACCAGGCGGACACTGTCGCCGGGCTCGAGCTTCTGAACGTCATTACTGATTGCCATAGGTACCTACGGAGCGAATGCCTGTGTGAAGGTCGCTGAAAGCGAATATTTACCGGCGCCCAACGCCGACGGGCGGTAGGCGTCACAGCGGTAAAGCCCCGCGCCTTTCAGCGGTGCCTGCCAGATGAATGAACGGCTGCCGCCATGTCTGTCCAGGAAATCCATAATCGCGGTGATGTAGCTTTCATCCCCAACGAATTCCAGATCCCATTTCTGACCGCGGGCGTTGATGCCGTCGCCCGACGCCTGGGCATACCCGTCGCCGAACTGCGCGCGGCGGACGCGGTGAGTGACCTCGCCGCCGGCATTAATGCGCGGGCACCAGGTAAAGGTTTCGGTTGCCATGTTTCACCCATAAAAAACCCGCCGCAGCGGGTAAGTAAGGAGCATCAGCGCTTGCCCTGCGTGGCGTTCCACAACGGAGTGCCGGGCTTGCGCAGTTGCGTGTTGATGGTATCGATGATGGCGCCGGTGATCTGGTTAGCTACCGCGCCGGCGGCATTAGCATTACCCTGCGCACCGCCTGTGCCGCCTGTGAAATTAATGGTCCCGATGCTGACGCTGACACCCGCGCCGCTCTGCGTGCCACTGCCCAGCGCTTTTACACCAAGCCTGCCGGTGGCGTCGCGGGTCAGCGGCATAATGGCTTCCGGCCCGGCCTCGCCCATCACGCCCGCCCCTTTCGCAAACGCAAAAAAGGTGGGAGTGTCAACGACACTGCCGCTGTAGCTGCTCAGGTCGGCTGACGAATAAACCCCACCCTTCGCGTTAAACTGGAAAGACGCGCCGTAGTTCTGGATGGCGGTGCCTGCATTCGCGCCGCCGGATGCGCTTCCGGCGACACCGCCCACAATTCCACCGAGGAGGGAGCCAAGAAGTCCACTGCCAGACGAACCGCCACCCATCGCGTTAACCACGGCCATCTGGAGTGCAACCTTTGAGATAGTCTGCAGAACGGATAACCCCCAGTCCTTCCAGCTTGCCTTGTTACCCACCAGCATTGCGGAGACGTTATCAAGCGCACTGTCCATCGTGGAGGTAATACCCTGCGATACCGTGCCGGCAATGTTGCTAACGTTATCCATCCAGTCTGACAGTCCCGCGCTTACGCCCGCGCGCCAGTCCAGTTCGCTGGCCTTCACCTGCTGATATTTTTTATCAAGCGCATCCAGTGCAGCCTGGCGCGCAGCAATAGCCTCAGCCCCCTTATCGGTTTTATCAAAAACGCGCTCAACTTCCTGCCGCTCGCGGTACTGCTCACGCTGACGGTTCCCCATCCCAGACGTGGCGGAGGTTAAGTCAGATTCATCCCGGTAGCGGCGCCCCGCATCCTTCAGATCTTTCAGCGCATCTGCCATTTCATGCTGCTTGCGGACAGCCTCATCGGCTTTCTGCGTCCACTGCGCCAGCGCCACAGCACCCGCCTCAATGGATTTTCGCTGTTCCTCGCTCCACTTAGCTCCTGCTTCATGGGAAGCAGCAAACAATTCGGCAGCCTTTTCCCCCTGATTAGCTCGAACCTTCTGCACTTCGGTAGCAACACTGAGGTCTGCCATTTTACGGCTGTACTGCTCTGTTGTTTGTGCAGCTGCACGTGCAGCCTTTTCAGCATCTCGTGTTGCGTCAGCTTGGGCTTTTTGAGCTGCAGCAACGTTCTGGGAGTTTTGATAATCCAGTTCAGCCGCTTTAAGATAGTCTGCTGCATACGTTGCATTTTGAGGGCCAGTGCGCCCCATATTTTGCAACTCAATCTCTGCCTGACGACGCACTCTCGCAAGGCCCGTTAAACCAGCCAGTTCGGCCTGCTGCTGCTTACGCAGTAACGTTTCCTGATCTTTATCCGATACAGGTGCTTGAGGTATCCGTAGAGGTACTGCTGCGATGGATGCATTGCGAACCATCGCTTCGTTAATATCTTCAAGCGTTTGACGAAATAACGCTCCCTGCCCGGTCATCCTAACGAGACTATCATAATATTTATTTTGGGCGGCGGCGGCCTGCCCGAGCAAAGCATTATGTCTATCAGTAGTAGCAGACAGTTGTTGAGATATTTCCGTTCGCTGTTTTTCAGCTTGATTTAGTTCATCATTTATTTGAACTAAGGCCTCTTGCGCTCTGTTATAAGACCAGCTTCCTTCTTCGTTGCTTTTCATTGCCTGGCGGGCATTGAATTGCTGCTGAGTTAGCTCTGCAATATTACTATTGAGTTTTTCTATTTCTTCCGCCTGCGCTCTCATCGACACGGCAGTTTTGTCTATCTCAGCGGCATTATTACTTTGTGCTACAAGTAACCCCGATAGTGGCTTTGCATTCTTAATCGCTTCGCCATAGTCCAGCGCAGCTTTACGGGCCTGCTCGTTCTTCTCGTAAACGTACAGCCATGCCGCACCGACAGCCATCAATGCACCAGGCCAGCCACCTATTACTGATAATGCTCCGCTTAAACCTGACTTAGCAAAACTTGTAAGTGACGTGGCTTTGTTGAGGCTCTCCTGAGCGGTTGTAACCGCCCTGTTAGACAGGACAAGAGAGGCATTGGCTGCCATCATCTCACTGCGTTTTTTGATCAGATTTTGTGAGGCAATTACCGATGCGTTGGTATTTTTAGCTACGTTTGCTTCTGCCACAGCCAATGCATAATCTGACCTTGCAGCTTCCGCTGCCGCAACCGCCTTTCTTTGAGATTGGGTTGCTGAATAAAGCTGCGCATCCGCCAGTGCGATTGTTTCCTTTTTTATAGAAACAAGTTTAGTGATAGAGTCACTTACACCAGTAGCAATACCTCCAAAATATTTCGCTACGCCAACTCCTGCCAGCACCGCCCCGGCAGCGGCAACGTTATCAATATTGTTAGCGAGGCCATTCAGGACACCTGCTAAAGCTGCGGAAGCACCTGTAGCGTCATTGGCACCACCCACCCATGCCATGAAAGCATTTTCTACTTTCTGCGCCGAACCGCTGATACTGGCCGGCAGGGTGTCAAATTCTTTACGAAGCTGCGCCACATTGGTCAGAAGCGGTACTATTTTATCGGTGGTCAGCTCACCATTATTAGCCATATTACGCAGACCGCCGACAGTGGTGTTAAGACCATCGGCCAGAAATTTGGCGAGACGTCCGCCACTTTCCATAATCGCGTTAAACTCCTCACCACGCAGCACGCCCGAACCGAGCGCCTGACTGAGCTGCGTAATGACAGAACTGGCCTCTTCCGTGCTGGCGCCGGATAACTTGAGGGAGGTCGCCACGGTTTCGGTGACGTTCGCCACGTCCGCAGATGCATAGCCAGCGTCACGCAGGGACTGAGCGATTCTGCTGTAGAGATTGGCGTTTGCTTCAAAAGAGGTTCCGGTCCGCTGACTGATAGACATCAGCGACTGTTGCGCCGTAGTAAAGTCCTGTGCCGAGGAGGAAGCGAGGCGCAGACGGCCATTCAGCTGGTTCCAGGTATCGGCATAGTGAATCAGCTGTCCGGTAGCAAACGCCCCGGCAAACGCGCCAGCCATACCTGCTGCAGATGCCCGAACCGAAGCAAGCTGTGCATTGAGCTCACCCAAAGAACGCTGCGTTTCACGGGTGGCAGATGCAGCGCGACGTCCACCCTGCTCCATGGTTTTGTAATAATCTGAACCCATGCGGGATGCGCGGGAAATCTCTGATTGAAAAGATTGAGAATTCGCAGAGATCTTGATTATTAATTCACGCAGAGTTGCCATATTTGACCTATAAAAAAACCCGCCGTAGCGGGTTTATCTTTTTAAAAAGTTTATTTACAGAACAACCTGAATTTTTCTAATGCAGAATAATCGTCATCGGAAGCTATTACAACGGCACCATGGTCTTTCAACTTTCCATCCTCGGTATCTATATATACATAATAAGGCTTTTTACCAGTGTATGCACCGAAGGAGTTTTTAGCATTAACGAGACCACAGACGTATCCGTCCATTTCACCGACCGCATGAAATGAACTGTCAAATTTTGCGCTGTCTGGATCTTTAAGTGTATTCCGAGCTAAGTTCTCACCAATTTTTATGAAGTCTTTATCAGTGGGCTTGCAGCCTATGAGGGCTACTCCGCAAATAAAAACAAAAATTAACCGCCTCATTGTTCCCCCTTATGATTTACCACATAAAGGTTATCAGGGATCGGGGTTTATACATACCCAGAAGATAGAGCAATTTTAGTACGCCTACCCTGCCAGCGCCGCAAAAAACCCTTCCAGCCCGGCACTGCTCTCTTCCTGTTCGGGCGCATTCCACTGGAGGATCACATCATCCATGCTTACCTTAGCGCCCTGCGAGTTGAGTACCGCGGCGGAAATTTGCGCCGCCTGAATATCGCCTCGACGATCGCTGATGGGGTTGATGCGGTCAAACTCGATCCACATGCGCAGCTCCCTGGCCGTCAGGGTTTGCTTCAGTTCATCAAGCGTGCGCCCCAGACGGAGCGCCAGCGTCATCAGGAAGAACGTGCCGGGCTGGCTTACGGCTTTTCCACATCGGCCGCCGAGGTAGTCAGGTCCAGCGCCTGCTTAAGAAGGCGGGCATGCACCGGGCCGTAGAACTGTTCAACCTGCGCTTTATCTTCTTCGGTAAAGACCTGTGAACCGTCTTCTTCAAGGAGCACATCGATAAACAGCACCACATCAGCACTCTTGTTACGCAATGCGCGTTCTGCTGCCGTCAGCTCTTCTGGTTCGCCTTCTCCCTGCTTCGGGTTAAGCACCTGCTGCCATTCAAGCCAGGCCTGCGCTGATGGCTCACGCAGTTTTACCCTGGCGTTTTCCCACTCCGGAACGGTGACGGTTTTTGTGCGAAAGCCTGCCATAGGTGCCAACGCGAGCGAGCGAAGTGAACTCTGTGAAACCTGTTTTCCCATTTCATTTTTTCTCAGTTTGTAATCAGGAATAGCGGCTTTCGCCGCTGTTATTAGCCTGCAGAAGGTGCCGGAACGATCGGGACGGGCTTACCTTTGATGCGCAGCGTAAACGATGCGGTCACCACCCCGGCAGTGCCCAGGCTCCAGCTGTTCTGACGAACTTCAGCCAGGAATGCATAACCGTTGCCGGATGGGAAGATCACCTGAAAAGCGTGCAACGCATCAGTGTCGTAAGCGGTGCGTAATGTGTTCTGCCCCTCTTCATCAGCAGACCAGTTCCCGGAAATCGTCATTTCACCTGGCGCAGCCAGGCCATTCGTCATCTCCTGCTCGGTGGAGCAAAGGGTGGTGGTGTCGATATCCGATTTCTGCCCGCCGGTATAGCTGAGTTCTTTGGTCGAACAGTTAATGGACTGCCAGGTCGCACCGGTGGGATTAGGCACCGTTGCCGGATCGGCGGAAACGTTAATTTTCGTTCCCTGCGTTTTTTCGTACTTTGAGGACATAGAGAGCTCCGGATATAAAAAAAGCCGCCCGGAGGCGGCAGAGTGGATTATTGCCAGATCTGAACTTCCAGCGTGGCGCGGTACAGCGCAGTATCAGGCTCGTATGCGTTAATCTCGTTCAGACCAACAGGATGCAGATCAGTAAGAGCTGATTTAACCTGCTCGCGCAGCGTGCGGGCGTCGTCAATCGAACTGGCCCAGGCATCCACCTGAACCGTGCAGGCGGTTTCTGCCGGTCCGCATAAAACATCTTCGCTGGCAGACGAGGGCAGAAGGAAAACCACCCACGGGGCTGCTGTGCCCTGCGGGGCGACAAACGGGAAAACATTGCCGCCTGCCAGTGCACCGAGTCGCGCGTAGATATCAGCCTCCGTCATTTCGCCAGCACCTCATCGATCGCCTGATTCATTCGCCGAATAGCCACCTGCGTAGCCTCTTCCTGCCGGGTATCGAAGGCCGGACGCACAAAAGGGTGCGCCGGCATAGCTGATGTACCAAGCTCAACAAAGCGCCAGTAAAAGGCGTTACGCGGGTCAGAAGCTTTCATGCTGTTATCGCTGTTGTTGGTGCGCATATTGCGCCCGCGAATATGGACACCAGAGGAAATTTCACCGCGGCGGCGCCCTTTCTGGGTTACCACCACGACGTTTTTTTTCAGCTTTCCGGTTCGTACCGGGGCGCGCTTTTCCACCTCCTCTTTCAGAACCTCAGCACCGGCGCGGGTGGCATCACGCAAGACCTTGTTATTTTCCGCCCGGCTGAGCGTCTCCAGATCCTTCGCGATATCGGCCAGACCGGAAAAATCAAGACTCGTTGAAATCACTGTTTCACCCCCTTCTCGCAAAGCAATTCGAGCCTGGTGCCGTTCTCTGCTGAGATAGCCGACTTGATGTCATATATCTCACCGCCTCCGGTAGGCGGAAGATGAACGGCTCGCCATCCCGTGGTTACGGGAATGCCTGGATAACGACGCATCCAGATCCGGGTTGTGGTGCTGCTCAACTCTGCGCCGCCGTCCATCATCTCCCGGCCCGATACATCCGCGACTTCTGCCCGAACCGAAGCAACATCCACCCAGCCGGTTGCAGGCTGTCCGGACGGTAATCGCCCGGTTGCCGGTTTCTGAAGGATTACCCTGTGCCGCAGACGTCCCGCTTTCATAGGCCATAAATCCGGTAGGGTTGAAGGAGTGCTTCAGTAGAGAAAGCCAGCGCAGATGTCGTGCTGCCGGTGCTGACCGTTTCACGGTTGGTGTACCAGTGGGCAATCAGCATCAACATAGCCATTTCGACATCCTCGCCATAAAGCAGCGCGTCTGGATCGGCCATATAAAGCGGATCATCCGCCTTTTCATAAAGCCGGCGGCGGGTCCACGTTTCCACATACCGCGCAGCCGCCTTTATGCTGTTTTCGATCCAGTTGTCGTCCTCTGTAAAATCCGGCTCGATATTGCAGTGGTGCTTAACCTGCTCTTTGGTCAGCATGTGCGCCCCTTATTTGGCCTTGCCCTTCCCTTTCGGCTCAGGGTCTTTTTCCGGATCCGGCTTTTTGCCAGGCTCCTGAGCATAACCGCGCGCAACAAGATCACGACCGTGTTGCTCCAGCGTCTCGAACTCGGTGCCTTCGGTCAGCACGTTGCCTTCAAAGTAGATAGGCTTGATAGCGATCAGCTTCATGGCTGTCTCCTTAACGGAAAAAAGAAAAGCGGCCCGCAGGCCGCCGTTAAAGGTTACGCACCGCCACCCGCAGCCGGCGCAGTGAAGGAACCGTAGATAAACGCCTCAGGGCGCTTCACGGCCAGCGCCAGGCGCTCTTCACAACGAATCGAGATCATGTTCTTCTCGAAGTCATCGGCGTTTTCAGTGGAGATCACCACGTTGGCGTCTTCACGGTCGAACAACTGCGCCGCAGCGTTGAACGCACCGGTCAGGAACTTGCCCTGGAATGCCGCGGCCTCGGTCGCGACCACCGGCAGACCCCAGAGTGTCGGGCCGGTCAGCGCCGCCGGGTTCGCCAGGATGTAGCGTCCCAGGGTGTCTTTGGTGAGTTCAATCTTCGCCCAGTCGATGAAATGCAGGACGTGCCCGGAAGCCGGGAAGCGAGCCAGCTGTGCCTGAAGCATTGCGAGACGCAGATCATCAATACCGTTCTGCTGCTCAACGGTGAAAGCAGCAGCGAAAGCGGAGGCCTGCGGCACGATACCTTTCAGATGCGCGCCGGTACCATCACCGAACAGGATCTCCTGTTCTTCCACGTACTTCAGACCGTAACGCATTTCTGCGTCAATCGTGGACTGCAGCTGCGCGAAGTCGTCCAGGATTTGCTTGGACGCTTTGAACATGTGCGCGATGGTGGTGACCGGCGTGATCTGCGTGGCGAACTGGATATCGCTGTACGGCTTGGCGGTACCTTCCGGCACAACTTTTGCCGCATTGGTGAATCCGGTCTGCTGCACCCAGAAGATAGCCGGTGCGGAGGTGCGGCCGGGCGCAATCAGGTCGCGAATGAACAGGCGCTGTTTCGGGGCGGTGTCGATGCCCGGCAGACGCTGCGGCTCCACCACGCCTGTTGCCACGTCAGTTGAAATCAGCGCAGCGTTCACCGGCACGCTGACGCGCTTACCACCTTCAACACTTGCCGCAAATGCTTTCAGTGCTTCGCTGTTGATGACGGTCTGGCCGACGGTTTCCACCACTTTTGCGGCGTTTGCCAGCGGCATCTGGGCGACCTGCTGTTCTAGCTCACCGAGCGCCGCCTTAAGCGTCTTTTCCGCCTCTTTCAGGGCGTTGAATTCCGACGCCATTTTGTCGACGGTTTCTTTGGTTTCCGCCGACAATTTGCCGGTTTTCTGGGCTTCTTTCAGCGCCTCTTCTGCTTTGGCGTTGAATTTGCCGGTCGCTTCTTCAATACTGGCGCTAACCTTTTTCAGGATCTCGTTTACTTCAGACATAACATCTCCGTATTTACTGGGCAGCCGCTGTCAATCCGCTCAGCGCGGCTTCCAGACGGTCAATGGTTTCTTTATGGATGGTGGCAGCGCTCGGCGTACCGTCAGGACTGGCAGCAGCGCCCGGCGTGCTGCCTGATAAGGCTTTAAGAAGTTTTCGCCGTTCAGACCGTGGCGTGTTTGCTTTCGCCAGTAACGCATCAAGCTTGCGCAGCGCGGCGACGGGGCTTTCATCGTCGTCAGCGATTTCGTCGGCAGAAAGCAGACTGTCAGCAAAGCCCTTTTCTACGGCTTCGCTGCCGCCGATATAAGTTTCACCGTCCATCATCCTGTCGACGGTTTCCGCGTCGAGACCGCTGCGCGCCTGATAGATATCGCTCATGGCTTTATCAAACGGCGCCATGTCGGCGGCAATCTGCGCCAGGTCGTGACGGTTGCCCATCGCGTAAACCCAGCAGTTATGGATCATCAGGAAAGCGCCGCGGCCAATCTGCACGTCGTCACCCGCCATTGCGATAATCGATGCGGCCGACGCCGCCAGACCCAATACCTTTACAGTGACTTTGCCTTCGTACTCGCGCAGCAGGTTATAAATCGCCAGGCCTTCGAACATATCGCCGCCCGGGCTGTTGATGTTGACCGTAACGTCTGCGCCATTAAGCGAACGAAGCGCACCGGCGATACGGCTCGCGGTGACGCCCTCGCCCCAGTAATCTGCGCCTATAACATCAAAAATCGAGATACTGTTATCGCCGTCGCGCGCCGCACGGATGCTACCGTTCCAGCGCTCCATTGCCGCAGCGGGAAGGTCTGGTTTTTCGCGCGCAAAAGGTCGCCCCTCCGGCGCCGCCGGAAGGCTTTTGATTGTCATGGATGCTCCTAAGCCGCCTGTTTCAGCGGGGACTGTTCGAAGGGAATATCGGGGAAAACGTGACTGTGAAGCTGACGAAGCGCGGCGGCCTGCACTGCCGGGCTGTTCTTTTTGAGGTCCTCCAGCGGCGTCAGGTTCAGCTGTACCGTGTAAATATCTCCACCCTCAATGGGAGGCAGATTTTCCAGCCGACGCACATCATTGCGTGACATCCAGCCGTTCTGCAGCGCGCTGGTATAGTAGGCGGCGCGTCCTGCGCTGTCGGCACGAAGCAGCCCTTCGACAGAAAACTCGGCAAAGATGTCCTCTTCACCGTTCAGCAGGCAGCGGGAAATCTCCTGCTCAATATTGACCAGCAAAGGGCGCAGCGTGTGGGTCAGAAACTGCAGGTTCATCCCCTCCAGGCTTGATGCCCAGCTGCTCTGCTTTGAGGTATGCCCGACCATAAACGGCGGCACGCGGAACCAGCGGCAGATTTCCTCAATGCCAAAAGAGCGCGTCTCCAGCATCTGGGCCGCTTCCGGATTCATCGTGACGTTCTGATATTTCAGACCGCCTTCAAGCACCATGATTTTCCCGGCATTCTTTGAACTGGTGAACTGTGCCATGTAGCTGCGCAGCCGTTCGCGTTGCTCTTTATCCAGCGGCATATCTGCTGAGAGAAAACCCGAACTCTGCAGACCGTTCTCAAATATTTTGGCAGCCGACTCTTCGACCGCCATTGCGGCACCGATCACATCGCGCCCGGAACTCAGCGGCATCATGCCGCAGACCCCGTCAAGACCGAAGCCGCGAATGTGCATCAGGTTTCTTTCCGCAATGACACGCGCAGTACCGTTCTCGGTGTAGGTGTACTCAAGCCGGCCGGTATCGAGGCGTTTAACCACCATATTCTGGGGAAGCAACGGCACCAGCGAGACCAGTTTGTTGCCGATAAACAGCTTCTCCACGAAGGCGTTTCCACGAAGACAGATACTCGCCACCAGCATCAGCATAAACCGCGATGGTGTCATCTCCAGATTCGGACGGCGACAAAGTACCTGGTAAACCTGATTCTGTTGGGCCAGCCTGCGCGAGCCGTCAGGCTGCCGCTCGTAAATCTTCAGCGGTAGCGTTGATATTGACTCGCTCAGCAGCCGGACGCAGGCCCAGACTGCTGACAGCTGGATAGCCTTATCCGCGGTGACCACCTTCCCGCTGCTGCTCGTACCGTACCATTCCTGCCAGAACGTCCCGTTGGTCAGGCTGATGGGGACGCCTAGCCAGTTAAGCAGGGCGCTTTTCACCCTGCCCGGCTGCTTATTTTTCTTCATCAGAAACCTACCATGATGGGATTATCAAAGAAGCCGCTCAGGTCCTGCTGGTCATTGCCACCGTTAACGAGCAGGCGACTCATCGCGGTGAACAGCGCAGCCGGACCATCAATCTTGGCCTCAGGTGTCGATTTGTTGGGAAAGATGTTTTCGTTACGATCCGGCTTCACCGTGACGTTCGACATCATCCAGTTCATCACGGGGTGATTGCTGTGGTGGAAGCGGCCGCCGTAAACCAGCGCCTCAACCTCTTTCATGGCCTCGGAGAAATTGCGCACCGTCTGCGGCACTTCCACAAGGGGTAAACCCTCTTCAGCAAGCGCCAGACTAAACTGCGTCGCGCTCCACGGATCGAAGCCTATTTCTTTTAGACTTTCCCCGCTGACCCACTGCTGCAGCTCTTCTTTGATCTGCGCATGATCGATAACGTCGCCATCCGTCAGGATAAGTTTGTCGAGCTCAGCCCATTTCCGGTAGAGCTCGGCCATCTGCCGCGAACATTTTTCCAGTCGTCCTTCGGGCAACCAGAACTTAAAGTCGGCGTGAACGTGACCATCAGGCGATCGCCAGGCTTTTACCGCAGCACAGATATCAATTTTGTTCGCCAGGTCGACGCCGACCCACAGCGGGTAAGTTTTCAGCTCATGCGCCGGCGCGATAAATTCGCATTTTTCCCACTTCAGCATATCCATCCAGGAGGACTCCGCCGTCACCCAGATATTCATATGTTTAGTGAAGAAATTAACGCGTGCTGATACCTGCTCTTTTGCTTTCTTCGCAAGGCGGCGTAAATCGTCCCAGCGCTTGCAGATCCCCAATCCGGGATTCGCCTTTTGCCAGACCGTTTCGTCGAACGGATCGTCGCCGTCGTCCAGCGTGTAGATGATGGCGAAAAAGGTATCGTCCTTAACGGCACCTTCCACCTCACTGTTAAAACCGCGTAGCACCTTAATGGCGTAATCGCGCAACTCGTAGCAGATGCCTTCTTTGTTAAAGCCCGCAGTGGTGATACCAAACAGCAGGGACTGCAGGCGCGCACCGGTCGCCGTCTCCAGAACGTCCCATACGTCACGGGTTTTATGAGCGTGCAGCTCGTCAACAATGCCGCAGTGAATATTCAGGCCGTCCAGGTTGTTAGCGTCACTGGAAAGCGGCTCAAATTTAGAGGCACTTTGCTCCTGATAGATAGCCAGCTTGTTGAACTCGAACAGGCGCCCAAGCGTCGATTTCGCTTTTTTCACCATATTTTTGGCATCTTCGAAAACGATGCGCGCCTGATCGCGGGTTGTGGCCGCAGAGTAGACCTCGGCCCCACCTTCGCCATCCGCGCCCGTCATGTACAGGCCAATTCCGGAAGAGAGTGTGGATTTGGCGTTCTTACGCGCCACCTCGTTGTAAGCAGTACGGAACCGCCGCACCATTACCGGGCGGCCGCTGCCATCATTCCGCAGCACCACCTTGTGGGTTTCTTCATCCACCAGCGGAATAACGAAACCGTAAATATTGATAAGAATGAAAACATGCCAGTCCATCAGGGCGATCGGCTGCCCGGCCTGAGCGCCTTTCACATGCGGGATGAACTTATAAAAATTCAGGATGTGCTGGGCGCGGGGCTCGCTGAAAAAAATACCCCGTGCCTCGCCGTTTTGCAGATCGTCCAGAAAACGCTGGCAGGCCAGCCGGACGTATTCACAGGCAATAATCTCCCCCGCCACGACGCGTTCGGCGTAGCGGATACCATCGGCAACCTTAGCCATTAATCCCTCGCTTTCATGAACTCAGCCAGCGGATCAACCGCGTCCGGCGTCTTGGCGCTGACCTTCGACCGGCTGGCTGGCGTCATCCCGAACTCTGCCAGCATGGCGCGCAGCCGCTTCCAGGCATCTGCCTTCATCATTGCTGCCGGATGCGCCTTAATCAGTACATCCCCCGTCTGCGTTTCAGTGCGGTATGTATACCCCTCGATTTCCAGCGTATCGCAGTGGTGGCGGTACTCGGTATAAGCCTCAACCAGTAATTCGAGCGCGCGGGCGTCCAGCTGGGAAATGACGCCAACGGCATCCAGCTCTTCGGCCATTCGCTTAAACCAGTACTTCGCCTGTTTGTCGAAATGCTTAGGAGTTGGGGGTACCCCTGCAGGGGGTTGTGGCTCGTTTTTATTGATCGGGCGTTTTGATGGGTTACCCCTCACCAAACGCAGATGGGTCGGGGTTTTCGGTGGTCCGGACATAATCGAAAACTCCTATTAATCATCGAGTGGGGGACCCCATAAAAAAGTTTTCTAACCTGCGGCGGTGTGAAAAAGGGTTAGGCGGCGGTCCTTTAGGCTCAGAATCCTGAACTTTTTCCCCGCCCTCCCCCGCAAATGATATTAATTATCATTTTCCAGTTAAGTGATATTGATTCTCATTTGCGCGACAGAAGACCGCCCGGCTGTACTTCCTGCTTAAGCTGCTTAGCAATAGCCTGCTGCACAGCCTTTGATACGTCCTGCTGTCTGGTCAGCACAACGACCGCTTCAGCATCACTGTAGCGCTGCATATGGCTTTCTAACGCTTTGCTGTCATGGCTGGACGGAATCAAAGATTCTTTACCGTTCATCACCAGATTAACTGTCAGCTCAGGTGTTTCTTTACCAACAAAGTGACTGAAGCCCAGCGAGGTCACGCCTTCCAGCAGCACACCGTCTATCCGTAGCTCTGCCAGCTTACCGTCACGGTATTCAATGATGAGGTCTTTCACTTGATTCTCTCCTTTGCCGTCTTGGCTTTATGACAAGGCCAACATAACGATCTCAGATTGCTATCTTCATCGGTGCCGCCGTGTGCTTTGGGTTTGATGTGATCAACGGTAGTGGCAGGGACTGGCCTGCCGTTGCGCAGACACTCCTGGCAGATGTGCCTGTCACGTTTAAGGATGCGGGCGCGGATGATATCCCACTTACTGCCGTAGCCGCGCTGGTGGCGGCTCAGCCCTCGCTGGTGCTGCTGCCAGCCTTCATTACGGTGAGCCTCGCAGTAACCCGAACGGTCTGTAGTAGTACCGGGGCATCCGCGCTTGCGGCAAGCTCGAGGGATAGCGGATGGCATAGTGGTAGCTCCAATAAAAAAGCCACCAGCGAATGCCGGTGGCTCACAACTGAAAGACTCTCCTCGGTGCGCGTGCGAGGCGCAATAAAAAACCGCTGAATAGCGGCCTGTTATTTCTTTTTTGGGGTTCCGTATCGCCTTCTCATTTCCTGACAAGACATGAATGTAGGCCGCGCACCATTTGAGGCGGCAATTAAAATAATCGGGAGGCCGATGCAAATAAGAAGAAGTAATCCATTCCAGATGTGATAGAGCATGTCACCTCCGCTTGCTATGCCATTATCACAGGCACTCAGTGAATGCCTGCTGTAATGCCTTAGCAGTCGTCATCAGGTATGGCTATAGAGCGACACGCAAACATGCAAGCTTTCTGCATTTCCGTTTTCGCCATAACAACCCAGCGCGGATCTGCGCCTGTTTCTTTAGCTGTATCCAGTAGGTTGAGGAAATGACGACTCACATCTTTCATCCGGTTCATCACCTCAATATCGCCCGGCGTTAACGTGCGATAACCTTTAACGGTAGTGCCGTCCTGCGGCTTAGCTTCGCTCATTGCTTTACCTGTTCTGTTAGTTGTCTGGTTGCTCAGAGGTGAGCAGTGGGCCGGGGTCGCGGCGCTTCACAGCGTAGCTAATCGTATTGTTGTGCAGCGGAGAGAACATCATCAGGCGCTCTGCTGTGAAAGCGCCTTGTGATGCTTACGCCTGCATGGGTTGCGTTAGCTCTTCATACTTATCCCGCCCGATTGCAATAACGAAACGGAAGAGAAGAGCGATTAGCGCGTAACTTACGGCAGTAAAGACCCAGCCCGTGTAAGCCAGCAGGCCGACAATAAGCACCAGACATAGCCAGTTAATGCATTTGCGGAAGAACCCGACCCGCTTATAAGTATCCTTAAGCAGATCCAGCCCCTTCTTTCGCTTCTCGGGGTCTTTCTCTTCACCCAGGGCAAGGACACCGATGTAAGCCAAAGCCGCGATAAAGATAGCCAGGATGATCACCACCCAATAAGATGCCGCTGCGATACCTGCCAGAGAGTTGCTGCCCACCCAGGCCGAGTACGCAAGCAGGGAAATCAGGCCCCATGACACCAGTTCACCGACAGCCTTAAATAAAAACTTCTTCATTTGTTCACCTGTAAAAAGGTTCGTTACTTCAGGCACTGCTCGCGCACATACGCTTGCAGGCCTGTTAGTTGTTTGGTGACGGTGGCGATTCCGTCCCTGAGACTGAAATAATTCTGCTCAGCATCCCCTGTAAGTTGGGGGGCGGCGCCATCATCCATGCTGGTGGAGCTGGTGGAGTCTGTCGAACCTGGGCAGGTTGCTTTGAGCTGCAACCGCTTACGCCCAGCAGCAATATCACCACGCAGCAGATTAATTTCGGCTTTGGCATCTGCCAGTTCTCCGGTGTATTTCGCATCAAGCGCCGCTACGTCACGCTGTCGCGTCTGCATGTCGATTATCGTGTCGTTCGCCAGCTTCAGGTTATGCTCGGCGGCGTCGGCGCGCTGCGTTTCATCTTCCGCTTTGCCGTAGAAGTGGAAGGCTGCCAGCGCGAGCGCCAGCATTACCACCAGCAGCACGAGAGGTTTCCACCAGGCCCGGAGCATAGTCAACATCACAGCACCTTACGCGCTTTCGCGAAGCGTTCGCGCCGGTCGTCCAGCCCGTTCTGCCCGCCATTGATGATCTGCGTTACGCGAATAACGTCGCCCGGATACTTCAGACAGCCTTTGCTGGCGTAGAACCATGCCGCCGAGCGGGCCGCGTGAATGTCTTCAGACAGCAGCTCAGGCGTGCTAACCAGGTCAAGCTTCAGCGCCGCGCCACAGTCGCGGTAATTCGCCAGGCCAGTAATCTGAATCAGGCCGCGCCCGCGGTAGTTCCAGCCGTCGCCGGGTCCGTTATTGCCGAGGCGCTTGCTGTAAACCAGATTCGCAATGGCGCGCTGGCGCTCCAGAGGCAGTGCCTTTTCATACGTCTTGCGGCCAAGCATATTCGCCTGGTCCTGTGTAAGCCGCCCGGATCTGACGAAATCCGCCAGGCCTGCGACGCTGTAATTCATGCTCTCCACAAGCCGGGTAAATCCCGTCGATTCGTGGCCTACCTGCGCGATAAACATCGCCTGGTCAACCGGTGAAATAATGCGGAATTCACGCATCGCTGCGTCAATATGCGGAAACCAGCGCGCAGCTAACCCGGCGCTAAGACCAGCCGCCTTCTGAAATTGTTGTTGGTTCATTCTGGCCTCAGTACCTGGAACAGACGCGCCACATTACCCCGGGCACGGAACACCGCGGCGCAGATGATTAAGTTGATGATGACCGACGCCCAGTGAACGTGGGCGTAGAAGTCGAAGAAGTAGCGGAACGGGACGGAGGCATAAGCAAGAATAATCAGGTATGCCAGCCATGATGCCCACCAGCGATGGCGGGCGCCGGGCTTACGGAACAGCATCAGGCGCAGCACAATGGCTGAACACGTCGCTACGTTGGTAAGCACCAGCGGATCACTTATTACCATTGGCTCCCCCTCTCCACCGCTGGAACCACTGCGCGGGGTCTTGCTGGCTGGCGAACGTCAGGATTTTGATCGTCAGCGCAGAGAGGATTACAGCCCCAAGTGCATCGAGCGGCTCGCTGTAATGAGTCAGGCTGGCAAGCTTGGAACCCACCAGCCCGGAACCATATACACCAGCGATGTAAGAAACAAAGAAATAGGCTGCGCGCCGTATCAGGGGTAAATCTGCGGCGGAGGCGACGTAAAAAACCGCTCCGGCAAAAGCGCCAAAAATGACACCGTAATCCGTGCCGGTAAGCAAGCCGTAGATACTGACACCCGTAAGCGCAGCACCCGCCGAGATAGTTCCTGAAACAGGTTCGGACATGTAGCCCCCTCTATTGCTGTGCATCCTCTCCAGAGAGGGGAAATAAAAAAGGCCATGGGCCTGCAAACGGTCTCTTTGTCAAAGGCGCCCGCAGACGCCTTTTGCAGAGAGTTATTTGGTTGTTTTAAGCAGCGGCAGGAGCAGAAGAACTGCCCCTGCCACCAGCACACCATCCGCCAGGACAGACATCACTTTGCTGGTGAAGTCGATAGCGACTACCAGAAAGAGCAGCACCCCGGCGGCGGCCCAGCGAAGCTTGCTAATCACAGGTACTGATCCAGAGGGAGCTGAAGCGCCTGCGCGATTTTCTTCAGAGCGACTTCCTCTTCTTCACCGATGCCATCGTGATCAGCAATATCCAGGCAAAGGCACAGGACATCCACCGCGTCGCTGGTGCCCGCGACGTCTGCCAGCTCGCGAAGCGCCTGAGCATTTGCAGAGCGCGGAGATGCTTCATAACGAGCGCGAATATTGCTACTCATCTGAGCGATTTCACCAGCGAACGACGCAAACGCCGGAAGTGCCGAAATTGTCTTTTCAAGCACCGCAATTTCTTTCGCATCACAGGTGCCGTCCGCATATGCAATGGAATAAGCGCCCCATACCGTTGCTTCCACAGCGTCGCGGTTTTCCATCTTTTTAACTTCGGTGACAACTTTGCGGGTTTTCTTTTTGAACATGCCAAACATAGTGACTTTCCTTTTAGGGGGTGAGCCAGCGCTCAGGATGGTCAGCCCACAGAGACGGTCACACCGACCATCACTCTGGCTCACCTCTGAAAGGCTCTGTGGTTGAATGCGCCGAGCGTGGCGCGGGAAATAAAAAAGGCCGCCATGTGGCGACCTGATGTGAGCCGAATAGCTCTGACATTCGGCTCATGAAGCGAGCCAAATAAAAAACCCGCTACGGGCGGCGGGTTTTGAAACGGTGGATATACAATGCCCATCGTTAATGTCAAATCTAAGCAAAAACGGCAAACATTGCAAGCATCGCGATGCTAAATGTTGTGATTTATATCAAAATACCATTAACACCATTATTAGTTACGCGTTTAAGTTGAGCGTCGCTGTAGCTTTCCTCTTCAAAGCATTTGGTAACAAGACGCTCATAGAACGGCTTCCAGTTATAGCGCCATGTGCGCTCTGGCAGCGCAGGCAACTGACCAAGGATGCCACGATAAGCAACTGAGGATTTAGGCCTGCTGTACCCCCTGCCTTCGCAGCGTTTGCATTCCTTATAAACCGGCACGCCCTGAAATTCGGTCTCTTTCCTGTCGAGTGTTTTCCCGGTACCGCCGCACTGGCAGCGCTTGCTGATTTTCCCGCTGCCCTTGCACTTGCTACATAGCTGGTGGTCAACGTCTGTTACCTGGCGGAATTTTTCGAAGTCCGACGGTGATTGCCGCAGATCTTTAGCCCACTGCGGCAGGCGCATCGTGTAATGGCTTTTCGTAACGGCGGTCATTTTGGTTACCAGCCCCTTGCCGCTGCACTTTGGACACTCGTAAGAATCCGCAGCAGATGAGGCGTAATCGTTATAGGCGAACGTCGCGAGGATCCGCATACAGAGAGGGAATTTCTTCCCGGCGGCGCGGCGTAGCGCCAGCGGGGCTTTTTCTTTGGCATACTCGGCGAGCCAGGCGATTGCCGCTTCCCGGTCCTGCTGGCTTACAGCGGCTTTACCGAGGAACATAGCCAGGCCAATGCCCGCCTCGGCCTGAGTCATACCCAGCGCGGCCATAACATCCGTGACGGTTAACTGCTCGCTTGCTGTAGCGCGCGGGCTGTCGGAAATGTGCATTCCTTTCGGGGCGAAAAATTTAACGATGCTATCTAAGTTCATGCGGTGGTCTCCACTCCACTACGCCAGAACGCCGATTGCCAGCGCCCTGTCTAAAAAACGAAAAATCAGCTCAAGCTGAGAGCCGTATTTTTCTTCGAATGCCACGGTGTCACGATGGAGCTCGTCGTGATGCCTTCTGCACAAAGGCAATACGAAAAGGTCATGGGCTTTGGTACCCATCCCGCCCTGCCCGTGGCCGATCAGGTGATGGGGGTCGTCTGCCCGCTGGTTGCAGCATGCGCAGGACTGCTGCTTAACCCAGCGGGTGTATTTCTCGTTTTCCCAGCGGCGGCGCTTTGGCCGGAGCATGTAACTTTCAGGCGACTCAGGGTCGATTGTCAGCGCAACCACCCGCGGCTGTTGATCCTGCGGCTTGTCGCAGTTCATCCGCGTCTTCACAGCGCAAGCACGCTGCGCTTTCGTCTGCACCATTTCAGCCGCCGATGGCCCCGGCACAATATCGCTTTCCCGCGACACGCCTTCTACTGGTAAAGGTTGAAGGCGCAGCGCGCGGCGCGCCACACTGTCCGGCAGCGCATCAGTGATATCCATCCTGACAGCCCACCAGCATAACTCCGGCAGAGTCAGCTCGTGGGTATCGTCAAAGGCAAGGGAACCGCGCGCGACGCTGATAATCCAGGCTATCACATTGGAACGGGCAATTGCTGACAGGCGCTCAGTAAAATGTCCGGCCAGCTGATTATCACAGTGCCAGCACAGACGCAGCGCGCCGGGCTCATGCCGCATCGTGGTCAGCTCATGGTGATGGTACTCACTGTGCGGCCACTGGCAGCCGCCCTGCTGCTTCATCAGCCAGTGCTCCAATGCATTGATGCCACCAGCAGTCCGGATCACCCGCTCATCAGTAAAGAAGACCTGCAGTCCTTCGTCATCAGCCAGCGGCTGGTGTGCCGGCGGCACCGCGCCGCTCGGGAACCGTGCCATGCTTTCTGGCTGCACCTCCACCAGCACGCGCCCGTTTGCAAATATGGGCATCAGTTCAGGGCCAGGGCGCAGCAGCACGATACCCATTCCGCGCGCGATTTCCGGTGTTAACAGAGCTCTCACGCTGCGTTCCCCTTCGCCACATGCTCAGCCCACAGCCCACCTATCCACTTAACACCCTTCGCTGTGAAACGCGCCTGGCTGAACGCGTGGTTGGATGTCGTGGAGGTGCCCGTTTTCACCTCGAACCGTCCGGCATCAATATGCTGGTGGCGCGGCGTCAGCACCCCGCCGAGGCGGTACATAATCTCGTTGTCGATCAGGAACAGGCGGAAATCCGTCTCTTTGGCTTTTAACAGCTTTGCGACCTGACGGAATGAGAGCGAACCGCTGGCGGTGCAGTAGCGATCCACAAACTCCACCTTTGGCGCCGCGGCGGCGAGTTCCTGTGCCAGCCTTTCCTTTTGTTCGGCCAGATCCGCAGCAAGACGCAGTGCCTCCGGCAGCGACCGCGGCACGCCCGGCTGCTGCCCACTTTCCAGTTCCTGCCAGCGATCAACCAGGCGCGCGGTAAACTCCGGACATAACTGCGCCACAATGACATAGCTGTCACGCTTGTTAACCAGGTAGTGGTGGTATTCCTGCCTGTTCTGCGGGTGGGTGTACGGCAATGCCGTATACCCTTCAATAACGCTTTTCTTCATTAACCGCTCAATGGCGGTGCACACGTCGGTATGACGTGAACCTACAAGCGAGGCTATTTCCCGGCTGGACATAAAAATCTCCTGACCTACCAGCGCCACATGATGCCTGGGGCAAAATGAAATCGGGTTTGTCTGGTTCATACGTTTCTCCATCTGTCAGGCGGCTGCACCCGCCACAAAGTTACTGATCGTGATTTCCACCTTCCCTTTGCTGGTTACCGGGCCCCATTCCACTAGCATCTTTTTCACCTGGCTGTCGTCCTCCCAGACATGGGCCAGCGTCAGCGCATCGAAAAGTGCCTTCAGATAGTTATCCAGATCGCGGCGTTTCCGGTCAGGCGGGTAAAGCACCACCTCCACCGCCAGCAGGCTGGTGACCGGCCTGGGTATGCGCCGCAGTTGCTCAACAACGGCCGCTGCGGCATTGCTCTGATATTTGCGCCCGTCGGCGCTGACAAGGTGACGGCCTTTTAGCGGCCCCTTAGTCGGGGCGCGCCAGTAGCTGTTAACGCTGGGGGAAAAGGCAGGGTCAGCTTCATGCAATGGCACCCCGCGCTTTCAGGAACGCCACCGCGCGATCGCGCGATTTGGCCTCACCTTCTACCATCGCACGCAGCAGAGAAACCGCTTCATCTTCTTTGGCAATACCGTTGATGGTGATGCCGCGGGCGACGCCCCTTGATACCGATATAGCTCCCTTCTTTTCCAGCTTACGCAGCATATCGGTCGCTGCGTTGGGTGAAGCGGCCCCCATAAGCTGGGCCACTTCTTTCTGTGTCGGCGGGTAACCGTTTCGTCGCTGGAAATCAGCCAGCATATCCAGTACCTCCTGCTGGCGGACGGTTAAAGCAGAGGTGAAATTCATGCCGCTTTCTCCCGCGCGCCAGCCATTTCGCGAATGGAGGCTCTAAGCTGCCGAATGTTCCGCCAGTGCGTGGTGTCAATTGCCCCGACAACCAGCAGAAACTCATCCATCGCCAGGCCATGCTGCTCTTCAGCTTCGCGAGCGACCGTCGCAAGCCGTTCGTGCATGTCTTTCCGCTCCGGATCGTCCTGAAAGACAAAATCATTGAGGTCCATGAACGCCCGCAGTTTCACACCGTTGATGTGCTCTTTAATCAGCGACTGCGCGCGCGAAATGACGTCTGCGGTCACCGTCACCAGCATCGGGTTTTCTACAGAATCGGCAGCCCAGCTGTGAGCAAAGCGGGATTCATGGAAGGCATACGCCTCTTTGCTGCCGAACGCCGCGCATGCACAGGCCCATACCTCAACGCCGCTTCGTTCCAGGATGTCGGCTGCTGTCAGTGGCAACTCTGTTTCAGCAGCCTGCAGTTGCTGCTCAGTTTCTGAATGCAGATCTGTTTCATCCTCATCGGATTCCTGGCGGTTACTCATCAGCAGGCGTTCAGCCTGACGGCGTATCTGTGCAATAAACGCGTCGCCGCGCGCTTCCAGCTCGTTGCGGCTGATGTAACTCATTGCCGGGCCGCGCCAGGTCTTATCGAATACCACAATGGCACCCGCAAAAAACGCGCCGGACGGGATCTGCTTTTCATCTTTAGGGACGAACCATGACGGAAGATCGAAACCGATACGGCCACGGATAAAGGCGACGTGATCTGCATCCTCCGGCCACCAGACCTCGCTGGTGGCCGCCTTAATCAAAAAGACGTACCGCCCGCCTTTTTCCCGCATCGCACTGGCGTGCTGCATGATGTAGCGCATGCCGGTGATGTAATCTCCGTCATGCCGGGACGCGCGGCTATACGGCGGGTTGCCGAACGCGGCGCCGTTAAGTTCGGCCAGACGCGCCGACCAGTCCTGCGTCAGCGCGTTATCTTCGGCGGTGTAATAAGCCTCACATTTGGCGTTCTCACCATCAGAGAACAGGTCCAGTACGAGCGGGCCGAACATGGCGTTGATGCCCCAGAAAATATTGTCCGGAGTGCGCCACTGATCCCCGACTTCTTTAAGTTCGTGAGCCGGTTTGCTGCGCAGCGCTGCCAGCGCCTGGCTGTAAGCATTCAACGGGTGCATCACAGTTCCCCCACATAATTACCGGCCAGATAGCAACGGCCTTCCACGTAACCAACGCGGTTGCTCATCTTCAGGCACTGGGTGCGCTTCTTAGCCAGCCGTTCGCGGTCCCGGTTACTCTTCGAGGCATCGAATGCAGCCAGGTAAACATGCGCGGCGCGGCGCCACAGATTCTGTCTTTCCAGCTGGCAGGCCAGCTCTTCAAAAACTTCGTGTTTGAGCTTCTCGTTTGTCATGATCTGAACCCCTCCGGAACCTGGCTGTAATCAACACCGGCATAGCTGGCTTTAAATGCGCTGTCGTCGCGCTGCACACTGCGCTGCTTCCAATGCTGGCGGGACGGGCGTCCACGCTCTTTCCAGCGGGTAGCGCTCAGCAGGTAGCCTTCAAGCTTGCTCGTGACGAACAGCGTCTGCGGGCGCATGTAGTCGTACATTTCGGTGTCGTGCCAGTGCTCGTGCTTGTAGTCGACAACGAGCTGCAGGTCGTCCACCGAATGTCCTTCGCGCAGCCGGGCCCGGATGTTCTCCAGTGAGGATTTCGAGTTCTGGTAACGCGCGCCGGTTACCAGATTCAGGTGCTTCAGCACAGCAATCGCTTTATCGGTGATCAGCTGCTCAGCGTCGGGTTGCCCGGCAACCTGACAAGAAGGTTTTTTATCTGATGGTTCTTGTTTTGAATTTACTGACGGATCGTGTCCAGATTCTGGACCCTGAGAAGCGCCGTTTTTGCGGTTTTCCGGACGTTCAGATTCTGGACGTCCAGCTTCTGAACCTTCGGATTCTGAACGTCCAGATTCTGAATGTTCAGAAACTGGACCCTGAGAATAAGCACCGGCAGCCGCCTGGCGCAGGCGCGGCACGTTCAGCGTGTAGATGTTGGTACCACTGCGCTGGCCCTGACGGCGTTCTTTACGGGTCAGCCATCCGTCACGCTCAAGCTCACCAACTGCGGTAATTACGGTGCTGCGACCGGCGCCAATCTGGCGCGCGATGGTGTCGACGCTGGGCCAGCTGATACCTTCATCGCTGGAGAAATCAGCCAGGCGCGCCAGAATCAGCAGCTTCGTGCCTTTGATTCCGGCACTCGCGCAGCCATCCCACACGTACGCTGATAGCTTAACGCTCATGCATCCACCCTTTTGAACTTCTCGCGGAACCGCTCAACAGGCTGCATGCAGTCGTGCGGGTAACCCGCGCGCCGGAAGATAACCTGTCGTTTTTCTGGGTCGTAACCGGTGACGTGGACTTCAGTTCCCCGCCAGTCGCGGTATCGTCTGTTGAGTTCCTGCACGCGAAAGCCTCCGCCTGGCGGTTAAACTCCCCTACCATCTGCTGAACGAGCTGGTAGCTGACGGGCACACAGTGGCCTGATACTCTCACTGCATACCGGTACTGCACCGGACCGGCTCCGCCCGGTACCGGCAGCGCAATAAGTTGCGACCTGCGGTAACGTGTTGTTAAACTGTTCATGCGTAGTTTCTCCACTATTGAAAAGACGCGCCCGACGCCTCGAGCTGCACACTCGGGGCGTCACCTTTTCTGGTGCTCATAAATACTTCCACTGCCTGGTCTGAAACCCCATACAGCGCCATAAAGCCCATGAACCCGTGGAACTGGTGGCGAATGGTCCTGCGAAACAGCTCAGAGAGCTTTTTGCGTTCATGACGGTCAATTACCCCATCCTCAGCCGCTTCAATCTGCGCCTGCGCCAGCTGGCCTTTCGCCGCGCTGGTTTTCATGTCGATCGCGAACAGGTCCACGTTGTCCATGCTTTCTGGCTTCGGAACGTCCACCAGCAGTTTGCCGACGCGCGCTGCGGCATATTCCGCCAGCATTGATACGCCGGACAGGTCCTCCATGCGCTCAAGTTCGGCCAGCGTGAAGAAGCGGCTGCCGCATTTCTGGTACATGTGGTTATGAAAGGTGTCGATGCTCATGCCGAGATCGGCAGCCATCCCGAGGCGACCGGCGGGATGCGCCTTACACATCGCGCTTATTGCTGCTTTGATGTTGTCTACCATCTTGTTTTCCTCTTGGTAGTTACCGGTTGATTAATTTGCCGCTAAATTGGCGTTGCCAGTTTTAGCTGCCTCTTGTTCAGTTGTCTGATAACGACTGGGGTAAAGAATCTGCATTTCGTCTATTTCCCCGTCGTAGAACTTCACAAGCCTTTCAGCTAACTCAACGGAGGGAACTTGTTCACAACGCTCGATGCGACTGAGCGTGGCGGGGTCAACCTGAACACCGCCAGCAACATGAGATAATGTATAGCCGTGCGAATTGCGCAATTTTCTTAGTGGGGATTGCATAACGCCTCCTTAGTTTGCGTATTACGCATGTTATTGCATGTTGTTAACTTGCGCAAGTTGCTTTGCATGACACGCAAAAAGGACATGTAATATGCGCATGAACATAGGAAATCGAGTTAGACAGCTTCGCCTGGCGAAGAATATGAAAATTGCTGAATTAGCTGACGCCGTTGAGGTGGATGCAGCGAATATTTCTCGTCTTGAAACAGGTAAACAAAAGCAATTTACAGAACAGACACTTAATCGATTAGCACAAGCTTTAGGCGTTACTGTTGCTGACCTCTTTACCTCGGCCGACAATGCGACTACTGTATATAAAAACAGTAAGCCAGATTCCGCAATCGGAGAGGGTACCGATGTGTTTAGAGTCGAAGTTCTTGATGCCAGCGCAAGTGCTGGTATGGGTTATATACAAGGAAGTGATGTGATCGATGTTATCCAGGCCATTGAATATAACCACGAAAAAGCTTTAGCAATGTTTGGTGGGAGATCCGCTGGAAACGTTAAAGTGATTAACGTTCGTGGCGATAGCATGTCGCCCACCATTGAGCCTGGTGACTTAGTTTTCGTTGATGTCTCAGTTAATGAGTTTGATGGTGACGGCATCTACACTTTTGGCTTTGACGGCAAAATTTACGCCAAACGACTTCAAATGATTCCTGACCAACTTCTTGTTATATCTGACAATCCTAAGTATCGGGAATGGAGTATAGACAAGAGCAATGAGCATCGTTTTTACATTTATGGGAAGGTTTTGATAAGCCAATCGCAAGCGTTTAAAAGGCACGGCTAACCCGTATTACACGAAAAAAGGTCGCTTAAGCGGCCTTTTTTTTGCCCCCTTATTTGCGCATTATGCAATTTAATCTTGCGCTTCTCGCAATTTGGAATTATTTTCTATACGTCGAGAGCGAGCAAACAGATTACGCAACACACAAGAGCATCACCGGGCGACGGGCTCATAACCCAATCCACCCGGGCGGGACTCCTAACCGCAGGTGCTCTTCTGTGTTGTGTGGAGAAACTACGACCGGCGGTTGCAGCCGCCTTTCTGAGGGTAAACCGATGAGTAATGAACGTTTGACCAAAGTGCCTGAGTTTCTGGGCGAACTGGACGGAGGGGTGTTCGAAAACAAAATCGCCCTGGCACTCAGCGAAGTTGCATTTGGCGTGCTGAACAACGGCACCAAAGGAAAAGTTACCGTGACCTTTGAGCTCGACCGCATGAGCAATTCCGTCGAAGAAAAGCGCGTGATGATCAAGCACAAGCTGTCTTATATGCGCCCCACCCCGCGTGGCAAATCCTCGGAAGAAGACACCACCGAGACGCCGATGTACGTCAACCGCGGCGGCAAGCTTTCCATTCTGCAGGAAGATCAGGGCCAGCTTTTTACTCTGGCCGGTGATCCTGATGCGAAGCTGCGTGCCAAACAGTAAACCTGACAATTCACCCAGTTAAGGAATAATTATGTCTCACTCTTTAGACGCAACCGCTATCGATAAAATTGGCGATCTGACCCTCTCCCGTTTTATGGAAGAAAAGCTTGAAAGCGTGGACTGCCCCGCTGCCGTTGTTCCGCAGGGCGCACGAATCGACAGTCTGGAATCCCTTTGCCTTGAGCGTTTCCGCTTTCGCGGCAAAATGGTGACCGCAAGCATTGAAGACTTTGCCCGCTACTCTACTGGCTACGCTGCAGAGGGTACCCGTTGCTTTATTAATGCCGACGATATGCGTGCTGTTGCGGTATTTAACCTCGGAACCCTGGATAAACCCGGTCACGCTGATAATACCGCGCTGCTGGCGCTGAAGAAGACCGCACCCTTTTCCGCACTGCTTTGCATCAACGGCGATCGCCATACACAGAAAGAGCTAGCCGAATGGCTGGAAGACTGGTCTGAATGCCTGATCGGCTTTGACGCCGACGGCCAGCCGATTGATGCGAAGAAATCGGCTGCGGCAATTCGCAAAATCTCCATCGAGTCGATTCAGAAAGCTGACTTTGAAGATGGTGACTTCAGCGGCAAGCGCTCCCTGATGGAAAGCGTAGAAGCCAGAACGCAGGACATCATGCCGGTAGCCTTTGAATTTACCTGCGTGCCGTTTGAAGGTCTGGCTGAGCGTCGCTTTAAGTTACGTCTGAGCATTATCGGTGGCGACCGTCCGGTTCTTGTTCTGCGCATCGTCCAGCTCGAAGCCCAACAGGAAGAAATGGCTGCAGAGTTTCGCGACCTGCTGATTGAAAAATTCAAAGACAGCCAGGTAGAAACGTTTATTGGCCAGTTCTCAGCTTAATTCGCTGCTTTAAATGCCCCGCATAAGGGGCATTTAGTGAAGCGTAATTCTTTTTTTTATCGCCATCTGGTGAGGGATTCGCTCAACCAAAATTCAGCGCGTTGCAGCGCAAAGTTAAGTGGAGGAACACGCATTGAATTACGAAAAAACGAAGGAGCTCGCGAAATCAGGCCACCAGCTGGTGGTGCTTTTGGGCACGCAGAACGGCATGCATGAAGCCGCCTCTCTTGTTCAGCGTATGGCCGGGCAGCTCGATCTCTTAGCTGTAGTGTTAAACGAAAAGACGAAGCTGTGCGAAGCCTTGACGGCGGAGAACTCCTGTCTACTACCAAAAACTACCAGCGAGTTGTCACAAGGTATCAGGAATGTGATCGATACCTGCTCTGACTATCTGGATACTGACTGCGTAATGGAAAGATTGGATATCAGTTATGAACAAGCAGAGCTGCGTACAGCTGGCGCAACTGAACTGCATGATGCTCTGGTCGCATTGGCAAATTCATTGAGCGAATGCGGTGCATCATGACACAAAAAACAGATTACCGCGCAATCGTCGAGCGCATCGCAGAAATGCTGCATGGCAGCGTCACGGATGTGGATCTGCTGACCATTACTGTGCAGGCGATGAAAGAACGAAACAAGAAGCTTGAACGACAACGCCGATGGGCTGTTGAAAGCAACAGCGCTGCGGTGAGTCTGAAAACCAGCGCATGGACGTCAGCAGCAAAATGTGAGGTGTGTGGAAGGTGCCCGCGGCGGGTGCTCCACCTGCACTTTTAACAGGCAATAAACCGGGTGCAGCCGGTATAAGTGTGGAGAGAGCGTATGGCCAAATTAATGAAAGCGAGCGCCTGGGGGAAGCGTGAGTTTGTTCCGGGCTCGGTTCCAGATAACAGAACGATTAAACGCTGGGTAGAAAACGGCCTGCTACGCGGGCGCATCGTAGACGGCATGGTTTGGGTATGCGCTGGCGAGCAATGGGGCGTTGAATCTATGATCAGCGAAAGCGTTCGCAGGCTAATTCAAGAGGATTAAGATGGCCGGCAGACCACGTAAAAGGGAAAACAGGCATTTTCCCGACTACCTCTATTTCGATAAAGAAACCGGGCAATACCGGTTTCAACTCATTACGGGGAAGAGAAAAAGTATTGGTAGTGATCGGGCGGTGGCGATCGCTATTGCACGCGAATATAACCTCCGCATGCGACCCGAATCAATGCCATCTATTGAAAGCCTTGTTCGAGAGTCTGGAGGAATTAATGGCGAAGCCAGGCCGTTTGCGGAATACGCTCAGGCGCTACTTGATAGAGCTATTCGCGATGAGAACCCAGGCACAGATGCGAAGGCTGTATGGCTGAATGATATTGAGCGAGTTAAAGAATTTTTCACCGATATATACGCCTGCGATATCGATCTGGAGCATGTTAACGGCTACATCAAAAAATACCACAGCGAAGCATCAGCAAATGTACAGAACAGGAAAGTGAGCTTTCTTAAAAAGCTCTTCAGCTATGCGGTCGATGAGTCTCTTATGATGGATAACCCTGCTGAACGCAAAAAAATGCGTCGGGCCGATTCCAAAACTCGCCGCCGCCTCACCCTGGACGACTTCAATAAGATACATCGCGCCGCGCCGTTATGGCTGCAAACTGCCATGGATTTGGCAATGCAAACCACGCATGCAAGGCTTGAAGTATCGCGCATTCGTTATTCCATCAAGCAACCAGGCGAAGGCGTGTGCGGATGTGTATGGTTTCCAGAGCCACAAGGGGAAATTTTCGGCACGCTCTACATTCACCGCCAGAAGGTGCAACATAAAGAAGCGTCTCACGTGGCTATACCCATCGGGTCGGTTCTGCGGGATATCATCGAGCGCAGCCGAGATAATGTGGCCAGCCCTTATGTAGTACATCGTCTTCCGCTAAAGCGAAGCAATCCCACAAGCAAAGAGGTACGGCATCCGACACAAGTTGCTCCCGACTATCTCAGCCGGTCATTTTCGACCCTGCGAGATGAAGTAGGTGTCGGCGAAAATCTACCGGAAGACCAGCGGCCAACGTTCCACGAGATAAGGGCCCTCTCTGCGTTTCTCTTCAACAAGCAGGGGATTGACCCTCAGGGGCGTATGGCTCATAGCAATGCGAAGTCCACAAGGATCTACACTGAGAACCATATCGACTGGGTATTTGTCCCGCATGGAGAAATTGCAGTAAATTTGTAAGAACGGGAAGGAAAAAGATAAACGCTTAAAACTAAATAAAAAGGAAGGCACGACAGTGCCTTCCTTAAGTTAGTTTCCAAATGCGCACACGATTAGCAGCGCACTAAGAATGCCCAAGCCTGATACCCGTAATCATGGGCATCAAGGACTTTGTTGGACTTGCCACGCACCTTGCGGTAGCGACAGAAAACCCAACGAAACCCTTTTGGGGCGGCTTTCGTAACAATCGAACGTAAACCCATCCATATAACACCTCCTTACCAAGAGAGATTTTTCCCTTGAACCCACTCTCCTAAAGTGCTATTTTCAGGTTGCGTATAGAGAAGTTCACGGTGACGATGCCTCTTGGTTTCATCGCCTTAAATAGCCCTGATGGTTGGCGCCTTCAGGGCTTTTTAATTAGTTCTTTCTGATAAAAAGCAGCGTGTGCAGATACCCCACATTCTGATGCAATCTCCTCAACGGACATGTTCTTAAGAAGATGCGCATGAGTCATTGGCACCAATAACTCACCACTAAAACACTTCGCTTGCCATTCACTACTTTCAAAAGCTCGTATTTCTACCCCTGGTTCAGCACGAGCAAAAGCAATGTTTTTATGCATTAGCAAGTGCCCGATTTCATGAGCCACAGTCATACGGTCTCGACCAACTCCGTTAAGAGCCCCTTCATAAATATCTTCTCGTAAGATGATAAGTGAATCTTGAGGATAGGTAAGCCCATGAGTTCCTCCCATCTCCTCGATCGTCCCTATTTCATAAGTAAAATTGGGAATGATTTGAGGTAAAGCGAATTCAAGAACTTCCATCACTGGGAAAAACAGCCCCCGAATTTTCATTGAAGACCGTAACTGGTTAGCCAGTCCGCGGATGGCGCTACGGCTCATCGGGGGCACCCTGTAATCTTGTCCGCTCAAACTGCCTCCTACTTATCTTTTTTATTCAGCAAATCACGTAATCGGGCGAAATCACTATCGCTCAGCTCATCAAAATTGCGGGCAAATGCCATTGCCGCTTCTCGGGCACGCTCAGTTTTACCTGAAAGATTTATCTCAACAGATTGCTGAGAATCACGAGCAGCTTTAGTCAGCTCTTCTCTTGCCTGAATGCCTTCGCCAACAAAGTAGTTGATGATGCTATCCAAGACTTGTGAAGTGACTGCACGTTTTCCTGTTTCAATCGCTGAGAGGTAAGACGAAGTCACGCCCATAGCATCAGCCATGCTTTTCAGCGTGACACCGACGTCTATACGTAATTTCCTAACCTTCTTACCAAACGGCGTTAACATATTATTGCCTCTCTAATGTTCGTAAGACCTGGTTACAGCTCAGGTCTAACTTTAAGATAACCTCGATCAGATGATAAATCAACTGATTTTTGTTGATTTATTTCTACTGCTTTAAGATCGCATTTAACAGAGTATAGATCACACCGAGTTCATTCCACGACCATTTATCTTCAAAATGGAAGCTTTTGGGAATGGTGAAATAGCGGTATAAGCCCTTGATGTATATAGAGAGGACTTTGCACAAAATGTGCTGTTTGCATATACATATGAATGAGGTAGAAAGCCTTGTGCGATGCGGGTTTGAAAAGGTTTAAATCGTTGTCATGGGGTGTCAGGGGTCGGAGGTTCAAATCCTCTCGTGCCGACCAAAATTTAAATGCGTCAGTCCGCAGCAATGTGAGTGGCACATTACCCCGGAAAAGAGCAAGTCGAGAGACTTGCTCTTTTTATATCTGTCGTATCCTGACCGATGCGTTTATCATTCCCGTCCCTGTCAATACCCCCTCTCTTTAGGCAAAAAATAGCCAGTCGCACACTGACGCATACCTGTGATTTCATGTCTGCTCGCCTGAAACATTACAGGCAGTCAGAAAGAGATGTCCGCGGTTGATTTTACTGCTCTCCTGCTACAGACCGGCTATTATCTGTACCTGCTAATAGCGAATATCAAATAAAAAATTACACGCACAACATCATCATGTTCTGGTATGCCACCCTAAAATTTGCCTGGTAAAATAATGACGGAATCAGCATGAGCCGCTCATTGCTTATTACCATCCAGAAATGTGCGATTAATGCGCATTCTGTCAGCCATTTTTGAGCCAAGGATAATAGCTAATCGCGTATCTTACCTGTGAGAGACCTGCACAGGAGCACGGACAGACAGCTACTACATATGAGGGATCTGGAAGGTATTATTTTCCCATCAATCATCTTCAAATATGTTGTTGAAGAAGGAAACTTTTGAACGGGGGTAATGATGAACTTGTTAATATCAAAAAAATTAAAATACTTTATTGTTTGTTTTGAAGCGAAATGCATCAACAGTGCGGCAGAGCAACTGTGTGTAACACGCTCACCTCTCGCCCGCGTAATCTACGAAATGGAAGAAAAAATGGGAGGGAAATTATTTATCAGAAAATATAATTACCTTGAACCAACAGAATTAGCGATTACGCTTTATGAGAAAATCAAACCTGTTTACGACCTCCTCTATTCGATAGAAAACGACTTCAGTATCTCAGCCAAATGCTCCCGATTTGAGTTACTTTGCGACATTAGTGTCCCATTGGTCATTTATCAGCATATTTTATCCTGGCTAAAAAAAACGAACCAGCCTGTGTGTTGCAGGCGCGTCTCTGTTTCCTGCGCCGATATCCAGTCTCTTCACACTAACCCCGACGCAGGCATCTTGTCCTTCAGAGAAATAGCTTACACTGATAATCTTATTTTTCATAAAGCCAGTGATGAATCCATTTTCCTTCTTATGCCTGAAACACTTCACGTCACAGCGCTAAAAAACTTTAACAGCATCCGTAATGTAAGCCTGCTTATCAGAAAGGATGTTTTCTCCAATGAGTTAAAAGGAATTATCTCAAATAGCATCAAAAGCTTTATACCGCATGTGGATATTATAGAAACAGACAGAGATACGGCCTCTATTCTCATTTCAGTAAGTTCGGGAGAAGGAATGATGTTATTACCCGAATGTCTCACTTCGTTTTTTTCGCCACCGGGTGTAAAGAAGATAAAAATACCAGACATCAGAATTCAGAGCGGGCTTTATATCAATAAAAAACATAAAAGCACAGCCATTGTTTCTGACATTATGCAAGTATTAGCTGCCATTACAAAACAAGCACAGTAA